CTCAGCTGTTGATTCTAAAACCATTAACTGTATAGCCTCCATAATATCAGCGGGTGCGTTTGGATTAGATGCACTTGCACCCATTGAGTCCTCACTCCATGTTTGTCTGAAATCTTCTTTACATACATCAAAATCGTTTTTCAACTTTTTGATAGTTAGAACTTTCTCTGCTAAATCAATAGTTCCACCAGGAGTAAAACCACAAGCATAGTTTGTTGTTCCATCTGTGTAAGAACCTTTTCTTAGGTTCATTTTAAAATTAACATTATCAGATACAGATACAAGACCTAGTCTTAAAGTATCAGCTTCTTTAAATGATTCGCTAATTATTGCACCTGCTACCTTACCGGCATAGTTACTTGATACGTTTGTTGTTGTTGCCATTTTTTTTTATTTTTTTCTCATTAATTCTAACATGCGACCTTTACCCGACAATTCAACATTTAGAGTTTCCCCTCTGTGTTTAATTGGAGATGCTTCTGGTGCTTTAGAAAGTTCAACTTTTAAATTTTCGTTTTCAGTTTTCAGAGTTTGATTTTCTTTTGAAAACTCAGTTTTTACTGTTTCAATTTTCTTATCAAAGCTAACACTAAACTCTGCTAACATTTGCATAATTGCATCTTTCAACACTTCTACATCAGTAGCTGGTGCGTCTCCTTCTGGTGCATCTCCTTCTGGCTTGTCTCCCATTTCTGGTTCATCCATAAGTTTGACATCTTTCTTTTCGGAATCTTTAGAAAACAAGGTTTTAATCTCGTTTAGCAAAGAATCTCCAAAAGATTTTAATTCATCTTTATTCATATTTACTTCATTTTTAAAATTAACTTCTGTTAGTTGTAATAAGGCATCAATTGAAAATCCTTTTATCTCTCCCTTTTTTGCTTTTGCGTAAACTTCATCAGATACTTTTGACATTGCAACCCATGTACCTTTTGGATATGTTTTACCAAATGCATTAGACTTATCATTTTCTGAGTTTTCCACTATCCAAGTTTCAGCGAATGTTACATCGCTTAATTTTGTTTCGTGTTCTAAACTAGAGTTGTTTTGGTATGATTGCTTTTGGAAGTTGTGTGCTAATTTCTCAATAACTTCTGCACTAAACTTCATCTCAAATTCATTACCATCTATATTGCGATATATTCTTTGTTCTGGAATTAATACCGCACCAAGTAACAAGTTTTTAACATCGTCAACTGCAGTGAATTTAATCTCTTTGGGATGGTCTGTTAACATTATCCACTCCTCCATAATAGCAGGACTTTCTACTAAAGAGATACCATATACACCCTTTGTTGACTCTTCGTCAAATATTGCATCATATACTTTCATCATTTATATAACATTTTTTACTTGTTTATGTATTAAAAGATTAACCAAGGGAGGCAGTCTCAACGATATCTCTATCTAATGCTTGTTGAGATGTAACCGCACTACCTACAACAAATGATTGCACAGGAGTACGCTCTTCGTTAAGTGTTTGACTTAGTTGAGATGCTCCACTATTACCAACTACATTAAATGATGGTGCTGACTGTCCACCGCCTCCAGCCGCTCCACCTAAATTCGGTGCAGTTTTACCACTCGCATCAGTTGATAGTATTTTTTTAACTTGCAACGCACTAAACACACCTGCTAAACCCGCCTGAATAAGAGGATATGCAGGGAAAACAGTAGTAATTGGTGACGCTGATGCTGTTGTAAATGCACTTTGTACACCTTGAATTCCACTAATAACAGTTTGAGCAACTTGAACACCTTTAGCAATTTTACTTCCTTCCGATGCTACCGAACCAATTAAAGCCAAAGTGTTTTGTGCTAATCCTACCTTAGCATCTTCAACCGCTTTTTGTCTTATTAATTCATTGTTGTTTGAATCTTCATTATTTTTATCTATTATTTTGTTTCTTGCTGCGTTTAAAGCTATCTCTTCATTGCTTATTTCTTGCTTTCTAGTTAAAAACTCCTCTTCTGCATCAGTTCTTGCCTGTGTACCTAACTTAAACAATTCCCTCTTACGCTCTAAGTCTGCAAGTATTGCTTCGTTTTCTGCTACTAATGCAAGTTTTTGCTTTTCAATCTTTTTTAAAGGGTCGGTTTCTAGTTCCGCTTCAAATGCTAACTGCGATAATTGTCTTTCTCTTTCTGCATCTGTGATAGTTTGGTCTAGTTCTATTTGTTCTTTTTTTAGTCCTAAATCATTAACCAATTGCTCAGACCTAAACCCTTCAACTTGTGCTAGTATTGCCTCTTTGTTTGCTAATGCATCTACTAAGGCAACTTGTGCTTCTATGGTGTCATTAGATTGTAAGTTTGCTTGTGCTGCTGCTATCTGTAATCCCGCTTGTGATAATAACGCTTTTTCTTGCTCGTCTAATACTCCTTTTAATTTATCATTTGCTTTAATACGTTCTGCAATACTATTACGCTCTTCATCTCTAATCTGTCTTTGCTTCTCTGCTGCTCTGTCAAATTGTTCAACTAATCTACCTTGTTGTGCTGCTGCTAATTCTGCTGAATTTCTTAACTGTACATTTGCTTTTGCAGAGTTTAAAGTTTCTTTTGCATATTTTGCTGTACTCTCCGCTATATCTTCAACTAAATCAATAGTTTTATCTACACTATCATCAACACCTGTAAAAACATCTACCGCTTCTTTTCCCGCATCTTTAACTGCATCCAATGCACCGCTAAAGTCTCCAACAAATAATTTTTTTAATGCTGTTGCTAAGAATCCTGAAACCTCTAATAGAGACACAAAGCTTTCAATTATCTGATGTTGAATTGCTTTCCTTAATAGTTTTATATTCTTGGTAGGGTTTTCAAATATATCTTTAAAGAAATCAATTACTCCTCCAGCGTTATCAAATATAAAAGTAAATAAATCATTAAATGCTAAACCTAAAAACTCTACCGAAGTAGAAAAGAAATCAACTGCCTTTTGGTTTTTACTTAATGAATCTGCTAACTTAGCAAACAAAGCAATAACAAGACCTATACCAATTGCCTTTAACGCTGTTCCAATGCTTTTAACCGCAGTACCTACACCCTTAGCACTCTTTGCTGTGACTTTATTCTGTTTCTCTAAGTCCTCCGATGCTTCGCTGACCTCCTCTATTGAGTCTGTAAGTTTCTCAACGTTCTTTAGTGCTTCTTTTGTATCAGCTTTTAATATGAATGTTTTCTCTATTGCCATTTCAATTGTCTTTTAAACTGATTATAAACTGCCTTAAATGTGGTAGGTAACTTATTACTTCCTTTTGCTATATCTATATTCTTAGATACTCCGTGCATCTTATCTAACTCTAGCATCTTTAAAATTATATCTATCATAAATCTTGTATTATATAAAAAATAGGGTTGTTAATTCCATCCGTTACTTTTATTCCAACCGTTCTAATCGCACCACTAGCATTAGCACTAAGTGAGAATGTTAATGTTTCAATGTTTGATTTACCTAAAGAACCAATAGTTAAAAATGCTGTACCATCTCCTGTATCAAACTTAGTTGCTGATTGTTCTTTTAGTCCTACATATTTAGCAGTACCAGTTGATGCTATATTAGAAAACCTTTGATTGTTAGGAGTAAACAACGAACTACGTAACACATCAGATACTAATGGTGCATCGTATATATCATTAATTAACTCTAGTGTATCTTCTCTATTAGTAAGATTAGACGTTATCTTATTTATAATATATCTAGTGTTACCTATAACAAGTCTATCGTTAAGTTTAAGACCGTTTAATATAGATAAAGGCAATATTGCCTTATACTTATAGTTTCTCCTCTTGTTGCTAAAGACATCCCCTACATAATCAGCATAGAACCTACTGTATATCGTATCTGAATTAAGAACTTGTGTATATTCGTTGAACTCTGCCGCAAAATTTAAACTAAAACTATCAGTATCTATTATATTAGAGTGAGTTGGCATTAAAACTTGCGTTGATATTTCTGTATAATCTGATCCAGAACCCTTATAACCTAAAGTATTACTAGAAACTGATACAGGATTCACATAAAACATGAACGGATTTCCTGCAATACTCTTAATTGTTCTATTAAAATAAGGGCAATATTGTATAGTTGTTAAATCATTATCATCTAAATTAAACAGTCTTTCAAAAATAGGGTTTTCAAACTCTGACTCCACAGCCAAAGTAGTACCATCTAACTTCTCGGTTTGGGTTTCATCGGTGTATAGTGTAAGTTCTTCATTACCAAAGACTCTATTGTTAGACTGTTTAAACTCATCCGCTAAAACCTGCTCACTATCTTTAAACTTAAAGTTAATCTCATTGAATATTACACCCTTGTCAACGTCTTTTTTACTTGTATCTACGTATGGAGTTATGTCTATTATATCACCTTGAATATACCAACTTGGTAAATCTTCAACTAAGATGTCATCTCCTGAACTTGTTACGACTAAATTAAAAGTTTTAAATAATCCTATTAAAAACTCATAAGTCTTTATGTCTTTTATCTCGTTTAAAATATTAGCCTCTAAAACAACCTCTTGATTGTCATAACTTTTTGGATAACCAGATAAAGATGGAGTTATAAAAGAACCCTGATAGAATCCTACAAATCTAACCTCAGTAGCCACATCAAACTCAAAATTATCTTTAGTTATTACCGCTGCTTTTGCGTTAACACTTGAAGGCAAATCAGATAACACTCCGCTTCCTTCTGCTGTACCCCTTATAAAATTAACATTCTCACCAACGACGACACCATTTAACGTAAGCCTAAATTTATAGTCTATATCTTCAAAACCAGCTTTCGGCGTTATAGTGGAATAATATTGTAGTTCTCCAAAAGCAACACCCGATGCTAATGTATAGGGATTTGTAGTATTAAAGTTTTCGTACTGCAAAAACCCATTTGCTAAAGATGTTGTTGTTTTATTTAAATTAACATAGATATCTTTAAATATCTGAGATTCAAAAAAACCTCCTATAAATTTAAAACTATATTTTTGCTGTATAGCCTCAATTATAAGAGATAATTTTATTGCTGGTTTTAACTGTTTGAAATCCACTCCGTCAGTTCTTCCAGAATCATAAGCAATATTTACAAGCGTTTCAGTTGCTGTTGTATCTGCTGCATCTGAATCATAAAGAAATTGTCTTTTGTATGATATAAGAGGATATATAACCGCTTTAGGGTAACTTACACCATCGACTGTAAAATCTAATCCAGCAGTTAGGCCCGTTAATACTTGTGAAGCTGAATAGGTACTATTAAAATTATCTAACCATTCTAAAGTATTGAGTTTGTCATCACCTATTAAATCTTTAACTTTAATTATATCACCGTAAAATGTAATCTTATATGAGGATGGTTGGTTGTCAGTTATCTTAACACCGTTCAACTGCATTTTCCCAGTCTTAAAAGGTATCGTATTAATATTTATAACCGCAGGCTTTCTTGTACGTGCATCAAAACCATCATTTATATCTTGATTGTAGTAATGTTTAAATATAGCGTTGTTGTTCCTAGATGCTGGAACGCTAAAAGACTGTGAGAAGTCTGCAAACAATTTAGATATATCTTTGACATCTTGAACGCCTTGCGTTATACTAATGTTCTC